ATGTACTAGAACACTTCGGAATTAAAGGTATGAAATGGGGTTTTAGGCGAGGGCCATCAAAATCGCCGCGTTTTAAAGCGAGAATGGCTAGAAAAGAAAGTAAAGCTGCTCGTAAAGCTTGGAACATGAAGTATCACAAGCGTCATTCTATGACCGAACACGATCTTCAAGCCGCGACAAGACGACTCCGTTTGGAGAATGATTTCGCCGAACAAGTACGGCGTGCAAACCAAATTGCCGATACCCGTAAACCTAAGAAAGAACATGGTAAGTTTGCTAAAGACATTGGACGATCAGTGACTAATTCAGTTATTGATACTGGTGTCAAAACTATTGTTGGAGATCTTATGAAGAACAAAACGAATAAGTATTCTCCTATAACTAATGTTACTTTAGATCAGCTCCGAAAATTGAAAGAAGAAAATCAAGGAGCTATTAATAAAGTTCGAGGTATTTGGGGCTTTTAGTTAGGGACATTTTATGGTATTATCTAATAAAGCTTATCCGGAAGAATATATGAAGTTCAAAGAAGCAGTTCTGAGAGGTGAAATTCCGGTTAATCGCACGGTCTCTCTGGAAATGAACCGAATCGACTTCTTAATAGAGTCTCCGGATTATTACTATGACGACAAAGCGATTCAAGGGTTTATTAGATTTTGTGAAAACGAAATGACCCTTACTGATGGAGGAGATGTAACTCTCTTACCATCCTTTAGATTATGGGCCGAATGCGCCCTAGCGTGGTTTTACATTTCTGAGGATAATGTCTATAATCCAAAACTTGGTAAATGGGAAATCCGAAAGAAATTCAAGCGTCTCACGAATAGACAGTATCTTATTGTCGGACGTGGTGCTGCAAAATCACTTTATTCAACATTTATGCAAGCGTATATGCTTCTAATTGACACTGCTACGACTCACCAAGTAGTTACTGCGCCTACAATGAAACAGGCTGAGGAAATTATGGGTCCATTTAGGACAGCATTGAGTCGAGCAAAAGGTCCACTAATTGGTTATATGACCCAAGGGTCTAAAATGACCGGAAATCTAACCAAGAAGCAATTATTAGCATCCACCAAGAAGGGTGTTGAAAATTTCGCAACGAATAGTCTACTCGAGATTCGTCCTATGTCTAGGGACAAGCTACAAGGGCTTCGTTGTAAGTATGCATCCGTTGATGAGTGGCTTTCTGGTGAAGTCAAAGAAGACGTAATCGGAGCTATTCAACAAGGTGCCAGCAAAAACGACAATTATCTCATAATCGCTACATCTTCCGAAGGGACCGCTCGTGATGGAGTTGGTGATACAATCAAGATGGAGCTTATGGATATCTTAGAAGGTCGATATTTTAATCCTCACGTATCTATTTGGTATTATCGACTCGATGATGTCAGAGAAGTTGCAAACCCAGATTTATGGATGAAAGCAAATCCCAATCTTGGGGCAACTGTAACTTATGAGACATACAGAGACGAAGTTGAACGTGCTGAAAGTCAACCGGCAACTCGTTCTGATACTCTGGCTAAACGTTTCGGAATACCAGTTGAGGGTTATACTTTCTTCTTCTTATATGAAGAGACAATTCCACATAGACCACAAAACTTTGATGGATTAGAATGTACATTGGGTGCTGACCTTTCTCAAGGTGATGACTTCTGTGCATTCACATTTTTATTCCCACTAGGCCATGGACGATTTGGAGTTAAAACTCGTTCTTATGTTTGTGAATCTAAATTAAGAAAACTAACTTCTGCTATGCGCAATAAGTATGACGAATTGATTTCTGAGGGTACACTTAATGTTATGCCGGGAGTTATTCTTGATATGGAGCAGGTGTATGACGATTTATACAATTTCGTATACCAACACAAATATACTATATATGCGTTTGGATACGACCCGTATAATGCTCGAGAATTTGTTGAAAGATGGATTCGAGACAACGGAGAATATGGAGTTGAAAAAGTTATTCAGGGTGCCAAAACAGAGTCTGTACCTATGGGAGAATTAAAGAATTTGGCTATGGAACGCATGCTAATATTCGACGAAGAATTGATGAAATTTGCAATGGGTAATACTATTGCTATTCAGGACAACAATGGTAACTACAAGTTATCTAAACGTCGTTCTGATGAAAAGATCGACAACGTTGCGGCGTTGATCGATGCTTGGGTTGCGTATAAACGTAACCAAGACTTATTTGTATAGAAAGGCATATTTAGTTATGGGCACTTTTACCGATGGACTAAAGCATGCTTGGTCTATGTTTAATACTAATTCCTCATCTTTTGTGGAAACCGAAACAGTATTCCAGATTCCTAATGAACCTAGGGCATTGAATCCAAACAATTCAATACCAACCCGGGTTTTCTCTAGATCTGCTATATCATCTATGATTTTTAACCGTATTGCTATCGATGCTTCTATGGTTAAATTTCAACATGTAAAGATCGATATGGAAAGAGAAAATCAAGTTGTTTTAAGGAATTCGCCGCTTCAACGATTGTTCGAAGTAGAAATGAATATGGATCAATCCAGTACAGATTTCTTCCACGATCTGGTATACTCGTTATTTGATGAAGGAGTGGTAGCTGCTGTTCCTCTAGAGGCTACCCTTAATCCTACGATGTCCGACTCTTATGATATAAAATCCATGCGTGTCGGAAAAATACTGGAATGGTTTCCAACTAAAATCCGGGTGAAGATTTATAATGAAGCTAAAGGTCAATTCTCTGAAATAATTGTTCCAAAGAAAATGTGTGCAATTATTGAGAACCCTTTAGCCAATATTTTAGGTAACGAAAATCCGACTATGACTCGGTTGATTCAAAAACTATCTATTCTGGACAAGCAGGATTTGGAGTTGATTTCAAACAAATGGAACATAATCTTACAACTTCCTAACCCAGTTAGAAATGATATCAAACGAAAAGAAGCGGATGCTCGTATCGAAGATATTGAAGGACAATTGAAAGACTCTAAAATGGGTATTGCATATATCGGTGCTGATGAGAAAATCACTCAACTAAACCGGCAAATTAATTCTAATCTTATGGATGAGGTTAAGTATTTAACCGAAGAATTACTAAGTCAGCTAGGTCTAACAAAAGCAATTTTGGATGGTACCGCTAATGCTGATCAAATGCAAAATTACTATACTAGAACTATCGAACCTATTGTTACCAGAATTAAAGAAGAATTCCAACGGAAATTCATCACAAAAACTGGATATACACAAGGACATAGAATCGATACGTATAGTAATCCTTTCAAACTCGTACCTACAGGTCAATTGGCGACAATTGGCGATTCATTATTGCGAAACCGAATTCTTACATCAAACGAATTTCGTGCTATTATTGGTTATGGTCCGATCGAAGATCCTATGGCTGACCAATTGTTTAACCCGAATATTTCCGATGCAAGACAAGACGTTTCTCTACCTGGGTCTGTCGGGTCCCCTGAAGATGCAGCTTACTCTGATTACCCTCCTGAGTATAGTGAAGAGAATCTTCAAAATGGCGGCAAATAATAATGGAGGAAAATCATGGAATGAGTAAACATCCCAAGTATGACTTTGCTGGTTACGTAACCCGCAATGATACCCGTTGTACAGACGGTGTTATTATCAGACATGGCGCTTTTGCAGCAAACGATGGACAAAAAGTTCCTCTGGTATGGTCTCACGATCATAGTACTCCAGAGAATATTATTGGTCATGTATTGTTGCATAATGCTAATGATGGTGTCTATGGACAAGGGTTTTTTAATAAAACCGAAATGGCACAACAAGCAAAAGAACTTGTTAACCATGGCGACATCTGGCACATGTCTATTGGGGCAAATCGTATCAAACGAACCCCAAGTAATGACGTTATTCATGGAAATATCTATGAAGTATCTCTCGTTGTAGCCGGAGCAAATCCGGGAGCGGTTATTACCGAAGTTCTACAACACTCACAAAATCCCGAAGAAGGAGAAACTATTATCATGGAAAGTGATCAAATCATTCACTCAGCGGACGATGTATTGGTAGGTCAAGAACGTATCAGTTTGTTTGACCGTATTCAACACGCTGACGAAGGAGAAGCTACTAATATCGTTGATGGAGTATTGGCAACATTAAATCCTGACCAACAAGAAGCTGTAGCGATTCTCGTTGAAGCGTCTACTGATTCCGCTTTGGAAAACTTCGAAAATGAAGTGGCAGAAAAATTCGATGCCGCTGTCGATACTGAAGTACGTGAAATTCTTCAAGATCTTGCCGAAGGAGACGACGATGAAGAAGAAATTCAACAATCTGAACTAGGAGGAAACACAATGCACTACAACGCATTCCAAAACGTTGCTAACAACACTGATGAAATCCGTCACTCACTTGAGAGCGCTTTCGAAGACGCTAAGAAATCTGGCCGTCGAGTTAGTCAAGTATTGTCTGAAATTCAAGACGGCGATACTTTGCAGCACTCAATGAACAACCTTGACTTGTTGTTCCCAGATCATGCTTTGCAAGGCGGTATTCAAGTACTTTACTCACCAAACACTGCTACTGAACATATCCTTAGCAAAGTTACAAAAGTACCAACTGCTTTCGTTAAGTCTCTTATGACTGACCTTACAAACCTTTCTGATGAACAACTTCGTGCCAAAGGTTATATCAAGGGTAAAGAAAAGAAAGAACAAATCATCGGATTCCTTTCTCGTAAAACCGACCCGCAAACAATCTATAAAAAACAATCAATTGACCGTGATGACCTTATCGACATCAGTCAACAATTGGATGTAGCTGCTTTCTTCCGTCAAGAAATGCGTATCAAACTCAACGATGAAATTGCGCAAGCAATCATGGTTTCTGACGGACGCGAAACTGGTTCCGACGACAAAATCAAAGAAGACAAGATTCGTCCTATTTCTAAAGACGAAGACTTCTACACAATCAAAGCGAAATACAATCCAAACGCTATGTTGGACGTATTTGAAATTGTTGCTGAACAAAAGACCAAAATGCTTGGTTCTGGAACACCTACATTGTATGTAAATCCATTGTTCCTTACTAAACTTCGCTTCTTGCGCAACAAGAATGGTAACTGGGTATTTGGTGGCCAACAACCTGCTACTAAAGAATATCTTGCATCATTGATGGGCGTTGCTGATATCGTTGAAAGTAACTTTATCAAAGAACAAGAAATGATCATGGTTAACCTTGCTGACTACCAAATCGGTACTAACAAAGGTGGTGAAGTTAATAGCTTCGAAGATTTCGACATTGACTTCAACAAACACAAATACCTTATCGAAACTCGCTTGTCTGGTGCCCTTGTTCGTGCTAAAGCCGCTGTATACTTTACTCCGGATGAATCTGTTGCTCCAAAAGCACACCAAGCTGATGTTCAATCACAAGCTGCTGGCGCTCCAGCTGCACGTGCAGGAGTTCCTGGAGGTTAAGAATGAAGTATTCGGGTAATGCAGGTTTTCGATTGGAGGATGTTGAAGTAGAACCTGGCGTCTATGAACCAAAGCTTGTTGTTAAACCTATCAAAGGTGATTTGATTAACGACACTACGTTTCGTAATCAAAATAACAGCAAATCCACAATAGACAATGTTCAAATCACCAATCGTCTTTCAATCGTTGCCCATCCATTCTTAATGACTCACATCACAAATTTGTTATATGTTACTTTCATGGGTCAGAAGTGGAAGGTTGAACGTTATGCTATCAAATCTCCACGGATTATTTTGGATTTAGGAGGATTATATAATGAGCAAGCGAATGCATATCCAGGACTTGCTGCAGAAGGCAGTTGATGGTCTTGGAGAACCTTATAAAATCATCTACAATCCAAACGCAAGTAGCAAATTAACATACCCATGTATTCTCTATAGACGACATGGTATCCATAAGCGACATGCGGATAATATACGATATTATTCTCATGAAACTTATCAAATCACAATTATTGACAAACGTGTGGATTCTCCGATAATCGATGTTTTATTGGATAATCCCCATTGTCGATATCAACATGAGTTCATTGTTGAAAACATGAACCATACTATCTTAGAAATTACAACTGGAGGTAAAGCCTAATGGCAAAACTCGTATTTGACGAAATCGGAAAACGTTTTTATGAAACCGGTGTGGCCGAAGCTGTTCTCTATCCTCAAGATGAAACAGGTAACTATCCTAAAGGTATTGCTTGGAACGGTATTACTGCAGCTAACGAATCGCCTACTGGTGCGGAAGCTAGTGAACACTACGCAGACAACATGCTATACTTCTCAATCACTGGACCTGAGAAATTTGAAGGAACAATCGAAGCATTTAGTTCACCAAAAGAATTTGATGAATGTGACGGTATGGCAGAACCTGTTAAAGGTCTTCGTGCCCACGGACAAGCTCGCAAACCATTTGGATTCGCATTCAAATCAATTCTCGGTAACGACGTTAAGGGCGAAAACTTTGGTTACAAACTTCACCTATGGTACGGATGTAAAGCTGCTCCATCTGAACGCGCTTACAGTACTGTAAATGAATCACCAGAACCACAAAATCCAAGTTGGTCAGTTAAATCAACTCCAGCTAAAATGGCAGGACAAAAACCAGTATCTGTGTTGACTATTGTTTCGACCGAAGTAGAACCAACCAAACTCAAGAAGTTGGAAGACGCTTTGTATGGTACTGAAACTGAGCAAGCATATTTGCCACTCCCTGACAAAGTTAAAGAACTGTTGTCATAATTAATAAGGAGGTATTCACTTATGCTTAAACAAAAAGTACAATACGAAGATTTCGATGGAGCTACTCAGGTAGAAACTCTATATTTCAATCTTAACCGTATGGAGCTAATTGCTTTGCAATCTCGATACGGAAAAGAAGATATGGCTGCTTATATCGATAAACTTGTCGAAGATAAAGATATCGAAAAAGTATATGAAATCCTTAACGATATCGTTCTAAGCGCTTATGGTCTACGCTCTGAAGACGGTAAACGCTTTATTAAGAATGAAACTATTCGAGAAGAATTCAAACAATCTCTTGCTTATGAAGCATTGATTGAAGATTTCCATGACGAAACTCGTAAGGTCCTTGAATCATTTATCGTTGGTATCACCGCGCATATTCGTGGCATTAATAAAGCTGCGAACGCTGTTCAGTAAAATAGGTGAGGGTATGTATTCTACATATCCTCCTTATTTTTAAATTTTTTGAGGTGTGAAATGGGACAAGAATTCTTAACTATTCGTTTGGATGATGCTGAATATTGGGATGAGGTCAAAGAAGAATTTATTTCCAATCCGGGTAAAGAGGTGACTTTTAGATACACCCTTAAAAATTTGGACAAATGGGAAAGTAAATACGAAAAAAGATTCATAGATAATGATGATAATATAAAAAAAGAAGAATTATTGGATTTTATACAAATCATCTGCGATGAAGATTTAGACATAGGAATGTTATCCCAAGAAAATATGGAAGAAATTTTAAGGTATCTAAAACATACTCCATCCGCAACGGTACTTCCAAAAAGTAGAAATTCTGGGACTGGATATTCTAGGAAAAAAATTTTCACGTCTGAAATAATTTATGGATACATGGCTTTAAATCATATCCCTTTCTCTTGGGAGGATAGAAATTTAAACAAACTGATAATGCTTTTGAATTGTGTTGGCTCGCTTCAAGAACCTCCGAAAAAAATGTCAAAAGCGGAAGCTATGGAAGAACATCGTCGAGTAGTTCTTGAAAACAGAAGAAAGCAAGAAGAGTGGATGAAGAAACAACAAGAGAAGAAGGTATAATCAATGAACATATCAGTTTCTGGAGATTTTGGACATTTAGAAAAGTTTTTAACAAGACCTAGAACTACAAACATGGATGTTTTGGGAAAAGCTATTGTTAATGCGTTGAGAGATGCCACTCCTAAAAATTCTGGAAAGACTGCCAACTCCTGGGGGTATCGAGTTATTACTACAGCTCAAGGTCAAAATCTAGAAATCTATAATACAAATTTAAATAACGGAGTTAATGTTGCGATGCTTATTCACTATGGCCACGGTACTGGTACAGGAGGGTATGTGCCACCAAGACCATATATCGACTCCGCTATTAATTCCGTTTATAAAAAAACTATAGATAAGGTACTTGAAGATTATTTTAAATAGAAAGGACTATTATGGATTATATTTCAATTCAATCTTCCAAAGATGTGATACAGCATTTTGGAATTAAAGGAATGAAATGGGGCCATCGCAACCGTAGGGAACATCTAATCAATAGATATATGAACAAAGGTTACGATCCTCATACTGCCGCGTCAAAAGCCGAAAAACGTCTAAAAACTGAAAAGTATTTAAAACGTGCTGCTTTAGTAGGCGGTGTTGCTTTGGGTGCTTATATGGGTTATAAGGGCGCAAACTATATAATCGATAGACAGCGTGCCAAAGAGATTGCTCGTGGTCTTAAGACAATGAATTCTATACGAGAGTCTAATTCCGTAGTCAAAAAAGATAAATTTGGCAAACTTAAATCTGCAGGAAAACATCTTGCTGATAAGGTAAAAGAAGTTCATAGAAAAGACACCGAACGATTTACTAGACGAATGGACGAAGCACTACTTAGAGATGCTGCTAAGAAAGCTGCAAAACAAAAAGCCGCCAGCGATTACGCCGATAATATTCTCTCTATTGCTCAAAAGAAACCTGGAATTCTAGGTCGACGTAAATTAGAGTCTATCGGATCTACTAAAGGCAAACTAGGTAAGATTGCTGAAAATTTCGCTAAAGCTCAATCCCAAGTTAATAAAAATTCTAAAGCAATTGACAAAATTGATATGGAAGCTTTGGAAAGAGTTAAGAAACTTATGAAGAAATAAGAAAGGTAAACTATGGCAGGATATGTAGATGAAAAAGTAGCTAAAGTCACCTTAGACAATAAAGGCTTCTCTAAGAATGCCGACGAAGCGATAGCAGCAATCAATCGATTGAAAGAAGCTTTCGCTAAAGTTAATGGTAAAGATGCTACGAAAAACATAGCCTCAGATATGTCGACAATGAATGATACAATTTCAAAATCGACACAAAAATCTGAGGGATTACTATCTCGCCTTAGAGGAATTTTCTCACGAAGCACTCAAGACATTGATATGTCCGGAGGTGGACGGTCTATTGATAGAATGAACACCGACATTGCTAGCAAAACAGCTAACACGTCATCAATTCTATCCCGTCTTAAGGGTATTTTCCAAAAGGCAGATAATCACGAAGGCTTTCCCAACTCGATTAAGTCAATCGATGGGCTAAATTCTAAGATTGGAGGATTTGATGCAAGTCCTCTATCTAATGCATTTGCTAATGCGGCATCTTCTGTTCAGAACTCGTTATCTGTTATGGATATTGCTTTAGGTAATGTCCTGGGCGGAATGATGCAAAAAGCAATGTCTTTCACCGGTCAGTTCTTTAGAGGTTATGGTGACGGTTTAGAAGAGTATAAGAATAAACTCGGATCAATTCAAACAATCATGACCAATACCGAATGGGAAATTCCAGATTCTTCAACTCGTATGCGTAAAGTTTCTGGGGCATTGGAAACTTTGAATGACTATGCGGATAAGACCATTTATTCATTTGCAGACATGACACGAAACATTGGTACGTTTACTGCGGCCGGTGTAAGTTTGGATAAATCAGCAACAGCTATCAAGGGTATTTCTAACTTGGCTGCTGCATCTGGTTCAAACACTCAACAAGCCTCAACTGCAATGTATCAGTTGTCTCAAGCTTTGGCTGCTGGTAAAGTCGGTCTACAGGACTGGAATTCAGTAGTTAACGCCGGTATGGGTGGTAAACTATTCCAGGATAGATTGACACAAACTGCCGAGAAACTCGGTAAAGCTCGTAACATGACTAAGTCATTTCGTGAGTCTCTACAAGATGGTTGGTTAACATCCGAAGTCTTGCTTGAAACTTTGAGAGAGTTCTCCGAAGACGAGTCAATGCTTGATGCTGCAACCAAAGTTAAATCCTTTGGTCAGTTGGTCGACACTGTTCAGGAAGCAATCGGTTCCGGATGGGCTACAACTTGGGAATATTTTCTAGGTGGATTTGAAGAAGCCAAAGAAATGTGGACAAGCATTGGCGATATTGTCAATCCATTTATCAGTGACGATCAAGGTAAGTACTGGGATGAAGTTCTTGGTATGGAACGAAGTCTTGGTAACTACCGAAACGCCATGCTTAAAACATGGAAGGATATGGGCGGTCAAGAAGCATTTTTCAACTCTATTAAAAATAGTTTTGAAATCGTATTCACTGCCATGACTAAATTCCGTGAAGGTTTTCGTTCAGTTATTGGCGATTACAAACAATCCGCTAAGACATTTTACAATATAACAAAAGCCCTTGAGAATTTCACAACAGGTTTGAAAAATAACACTTTACTTTTTAATACTATAAATAGTATCGGAAAAATGGTGGGTCAAACCTTTGTAACTCTTGGGTTTGCTTTATCAACGGTTTTTAAAGGGATTAAAGCCGTGGGTAATGCATCTGGAAGTATATTGTTGCCTATAAGAACAGCCGCAGATTCTATTGCTCGTTTTATGGAATCTATACGTTCTAGCACAAACGCATATTTGGTATTTTATCATTTAGGTAAAACTTTATCAAACGTATTTAAT